TACCGCTGTGAGCGCGTGGTTTCGCCCCGGTTTGGCGAGACGTTCGAAGTGACGGACGTACCGGGGCGGAGCCACATTCTTTTTCATGCCGGAAATACCGAGGACGATACGGCGGGCTGTATTTTGTTGGCCCGTAAATTTGGCGTGCTGGGTGGAAAGCGTGGCGTTTTGTCGTCCGGTGTGACCTTCCGTGAATTCCTTTCCCGTTTTGAGGGCGTCAGGGCCTTTGATCTGCATATCTCTGAAGCTGTGCCCCAGACGGGCAAACAAGGAGAGGCGTGATGGACGTGGTTGAATGGATTGTGGCGAATTGGGCCCTTGTGGCGCTGTGTCTGTTGGTTGCGGACAAGGTTGTCGCGGCCACGCCGTGCAAGTGGGATGACCTGCTTGTCACCGCAGTGAAGGGCGCGCTCCGGCAGGTGACAGGGCGCAAGCTGGGGTGGGCTGTGGTGCTGCCCCTTACCGCGCTGATCAGTCTGAATGCGTGCGCGCTGAAGACGGTATCCAGCCTGCCGCCGCATGAGCAGGCGCGGGCGTATGTGGATGTGCTCATGGATACCTATGTGGACGTTGAAGGCGCGTATCTGGCCGCCTACGCGGACGCGACTCCCGCGCGCAAGGCGTGGCTGGGGGCGGATGTAGGGGCGGCGCTGAACGCCGCGCGGCACGCCATTGTTGTGGCTGGACGCGCGGCCCATGCGTGGGGCGTGGCTGTGGAGCAGGGCGACGACGCCGCAGCGGAGCGGGCGCGGTTTGACGCGGTGCTGCTTGATGCCCGCAAGGCCATGGAGAGCGCGGCGCGGCTATGGGATGCGGCACAAGGCGCGCTTGAGACAGCGCGCGGCGAGGAGGGCGAAGGATGAGCGAGCAGAGCACCGTGCAGGAGATCGTTGTAGACGAGAAGACCGCGCAGCAGATTGGCACCCTTGCCGGGGGCGTCTTGTCCCTTGTTGGGCATCCGGAATTTGGCGCGCTGGCCCCGGTGGCCGCGTCGCTGATTCAGCGGCTGTGCGATGCCGGGTACACCGTTCCGGCCCTTGATGAGTTTGACGCGCGGCTGGACGAGTTTGCCGCGCGGCCCGACGTACCCACCGAGTAACCACCGTGACGGAAAGCGATATCCAAGACGCCGTGCGCAGGGCGGTGCGTGAGGAACTGAAGGCCGCGAACATCGTGGACGGTCCCACGCACCTGCGCCACCACCAGTTCCTTGAGGAGTGGTGCAGGACCATGACCACCGCGCGCAATACCACCATCAAGGTTGTGGTGACGGCGCTGGTCAGCGGCGTCATCGCCGCCGTCGTTTTCTTTTGCCAGTCCGGCAGGGGGCATTGATGGCTTCGTATGATTGGGACGCCATAGAGCGGGAATACCGCGCGGGGCAGCTGACTATACGGGAGATATCCCGCCAGCATGGTCCGGCTGAATCCACCATCCGCAAGCGTGCGAAGAAGTGCGGGTGGTCGCGCAGTCTGAGCGCAGCGGTGAAGAAGGAAGTACGGGAAGGGCTGGTGCGTGAGGACGCTGGCCCGGACGCGCGCGAGGATGCGGAAATCGTCCGCGAAGCCGCCGCGCGCGGTGTGGAAGTGGTCCGCCAGCACCGCAAGCAGCTGGCCCGCCTGAGCGTTATTCGCGACGCCATGACCTCGCGCCTGTGTGAGGTCATCGAGGGCCGCGCCGAGGGCGTGGAAGTGACGGTGAAGAAGCGTGGCGGCGTTGAAAAGCGCGTTGTGTTGTCCTTCCTTGGCCCGCACGAGTCCTTGTCTGACGCGCTGCTGAAGCTCTCGCGTACCACGTCGCAGTTGGTGAGCCTTGAGCGGCAGGCGTTCAACCTTGATGCCGAGGAAACCAATGGTTCGCATGAAACGACGTTGGAGGACTTGGAATGACGGAGCGGGAACGCCAGATCCGGCGAAAGCTGCGGGACAACTTTCCGCACTATTCATCCCGGTGCCTTCGCATCCGCGTGAAGGGCGGGGCGATTGAGCCGTTTGTTCTGAATCCGGCGCAGAACTTTTTACATGAGCGCCTTGAGGAGCAGCGCGCCAGCATGGGCAGAGTGCGGGCGCTGGTGCTCAAGGGCCGTCAGCAGGGCGTGTCCACCTACATGGGTGGGCGCTACTACTGGCGGACCACGCACCGTAAGGGCTGCCGCACCATGCTTGTCGCCCATAAGCGGGACGCGACGAGCAACCTTTTCGACATGGTGCGCCGGTTCCATGACCATTGCCCGAGGCCTGTGAAGCCGCAGACCAAGTATTCCAGCAAGCAGGAACTCTATTTCAATGTGCTCGATTCCGGCTACGCCCTTGCCACCGCTGGCACCGGCGCGGCTGGCCGTTCGCAGACGGTTCAGCTTTTCCATGGCTCGGAAGTGGCCTTTTGGGAAAACTGCGAGGACTTGCTGTCCGGCATGTTCCAGACGATTCCCGACATGCCGGAAACCGAGATTGTCCTTGAATCCACAGCCAATGGGCTGGGCAACTTCTTCCACGGCCTGTGGCAGGACGCCGAGGCCGGCAACAGCGATTTCATCCCCATCTTTATCCCGTGGTTTTGGCAGCAGGAGTACCGCCGCGCACCCGGCGCTGACTTTGAACTGACGGCCGAGGAAGCCGAGTACATGCAGCTATACGGGCTGACCCTGCCGCAGATGGCGTGGCGGCGTGCCAAGATTATCGAACTTCGTGATCCGCTTCTCTTTAAGCAGGAGTACCCGGCCACGCCCACGGAAGCCTTCCAGACCACGGGCGCGGACTCGCTGATCATTGTGGCGAATGTTTTGCGGGCGCGGCGGCATGTGGAGGTGGAGCCGGTGGGCCCGGTGGTGTGCGGGGTGGACCCTGCGCGCTTTGGCGCGGACTCGTCTGGCATCATCTTCCGCCGGGGGCGGCAGGCCTTTGGCGCACAGCGAAGGCGCAAGGTGGACACCATGGAGCTTGCGGGCCTGTGCCGCCGCATCCTTGAAAGTGACGCCCCGTATGTGGACCGCATGTTCATCGACGTTGGCGGGCTGGGGGCTGGCGTGGTGGACCGTCTGCGCGAGATGGGCTTTGCCCGCCGCGTGACGGCCGTGAACTTTGGCAGCAAGGCAATCCGCGAAGACCGCTATGTGAACAAGCGCGCTGAAATGTGGGGCGCACTGCGTGACTGGCTGGCGGACGAACTGCCCGCCGACATTCCGGACGAAGATTCCTTGCAGGCGGACCTTGTGGGCCCGCAGTACAGCTACGACTCATCCGGGCGGCTGAAGCTGGAGTCCAAGGAGGACATGAAGAAGCGGGGCATCCGAAGCCCGGACCTTGCCGACGCCTTGGCCCTGACCTTTGCCGCGCCGGTGCGAAGAAGCCGCAACACGCAGAAATATGCCGATGGAACAAATCACCTTGCAGGCCGTCAGATGGTGGCGGCGTAGGAGGACACTATGGGTGGAGTGCTGTTTTCGAAACCGTCCAAGCCGGACTTGCCCCCGCCGCCGAAGGAAGACCCGCGCGAGGCAGAAGAAAGCCGCAAACGCGTCGAAGCCGCACGGCGGCGCGAGGCGGAGCGGCTTAAGAAGCGCGGTGTGGCCGCGAACATGGAGACGGGGGCAACCGGCGTGGCCGGAGCGGCCAACGTCCGTAAAAATACGCTGGGGTAGCTGTGTCCGAAGATAGGGCCAAGACCATCATGAAGCGCTTTGAGGCGCTGCGGCAGGAGCGCCAGCCCTTTGAACCCGTGTGGGAGGACGTGGCCGACTTCATGGGCGCGGAGTACCAAGGCTTTGCGTCCGTGTCGTCCTCGTCCGCGTTGAAGCGCAAGCGGCCAGAGCGGCTGGACGCCACGGCGCGGCGCGCGGCCAATATCTTTAGCGCGGGCATGCTTTCCGGCGCGTCTTCGCCGTCTCAGCGGTGGTTTTCCCTCTCCCTTGAGGACGACGATCTTGCGGGGCATCCGGCGGCGCGCGGGTGGCTTCAGGACGTGGAAGACCTGTTTTGCTCCATCTTTGCCCAGCGCGGCTACTACCGGGAGCAGACGCTGGGCTATCATCAGTCCGGGCTGTTTGGGTGGCAGTGCCTGTATGTGGATGAAACCCCGGAAGCGGGCATCCGCTTCCGCGCGCTGCCCCTGTCGGAAGTGTACGTGGCCGAGAATCATCAGGGCGAGGTGGACACGGTGTTCCGTTCGTTCCGGCTATCGGCGCGGCAGGCGGTGCAGAAGTGGGGGGCGGATGCGCTGTCTCAGCCTGTACGCAATGCGGCCAATGACCCCGGCAGGGCGGACCAGAAGTTTGATTTTGTCCATGCGGTGTTTCCGCGTCCGGAGTCGGAACGGCGGGCGGGCGTGGATGGGGGCATGTTGGCCTATGCGTCGTTCTACATTGAGCAGAACGGACCGCACACCGTGCATGAAGGCGGCTATGAGGAACTGCCTTACATCGTGACGCGCTATTCCCGCCTGCCCAATACGCCGTATTCCACCAGCCCCGGCACGGAAGCCCTTGCCGATACCAAGATGCTGAACGAGATGAAGCGGCTCATCCTTGAGGCCGGTCAGCTTGCCGTGGCTCCGCCGTATCTGGTGCCGGATGATGGCTTCATTGGCCGCTTCTCCTTTGAGCCGCGCGCTATGAACTACTACCGCCGCGCCGAGGGCAACAGCCTTGCGGACTTTGGCCCACTGTCCGTTGGCGGCGACCCGCGCTTTTCGTGGGAGCTTATGAGCGCCACAAAGCAGGACATCAACGAGGCCTTCTTTGTGGACCTCTTTTTGACCATCCGCTCCCGCATTCAGCAGGGGGCATCACCCACCGCGCATGAGGTGGCCCAGCTTGCACAGGAGCGCATGTTCCTGCTTGGCCCCATGCTGGTGAATCAGCAAACCGAGAACTTTGACCGCCTGTTTGACCGGCTCTTCAACCTGCTGTTGCGGCGCGGCGAACTGCCGCCAGTGCCGCGCGAACTGGCTGGCCAGCAGTTGAAGGCCGAATACGTGAGCCCGCTCATGCTGGCGCAGAAGGAAGGCCAGACGCAGGCGGTGCTGCAAACCTATCAGGACGCCGGACTCATCGCGCAGGCCGCGCCCGAGGTGCTGGACAACTTCGAGCACGACGAGAACTTGCGGCGCGTGGCCGAACAGCGCGGCTTTCCGCAGAAGGGACTGCGTAGCCCCGACGAGGTGGCGCGGCTTAGGCAGGCGCGGGCCGAGGCGCAAGAGCGGCAAGCGCAAATGGAAATGGCGGCGCAGGACATCCGCGATGCGGCGGGCGCCGCTCCGGGCCTTGCCAAGGCGCCCGAAGAGGGAAGCCCGATGCAGAAACTTCTTTCGGGGCTTGAAGGAGGCGCGTGATGGA